CCAGGTTATGGACATACTTCTCTACCCAGTACGGTCTTTATTGTTAAGAATAATAATAACCAGTTCTTCATCTCTACCAATATTACCGATGCTAGACAGGGTATTGCGGTAACATTCCAACCTGGAACTTCTGCTGGTAACCAGCATAGGTTCACTATGAATAAGAGAGATGAAAAAACAATCATCGCTCTAAACGGTATCGTTCAAAAACCAATTTCGTTCACTAAGATCATTTACGATCTTGATGTAGGAGTCAATGGTGTTGTTACCGCATTTGCTTTGAGTGGTCTTAGCACAGTTACATCAGGTGACTTGCTGAGGATTGAGGATGAATACTCTATTGTAAAAACCGTAGGTTTTGCAACTCAACCATTTGGTCCTATCACTGGTATTGGCACCTGGAGTATTGTTGAGGTAGAAAGGGGTGCCGTTGGAACTATTGCAACTGACCACACTGCTGGTGAAGTTGCGAGAATCCACAGAGGTGCTTTCCAGATTCTCAATAGTCAAATTCACTTTACTGAGGCACCTTTGGGTGGTGACCTCGGAATCATTAACCCCGCCAACCTTCCTTATCCTAGAGCATCCTTCGGTGGTAGAACATATCTGAGAGTAGACTATGAAACTAACGAACTGTTCGATGACTTCTCAGATCAGTTTGATGGTCTTGAAAATACATTTGACCTGTCAGCAACTGGCGCAGCTGTAACTGGTATTGGTTCTACTGGTGGTAACGGTGTACTGTTTATCAACGGTATCTTCCAAGCACCATTTGGCGAGAACAACGAGGGTGTTTCTAACTTCAAGATTATTGAAGATCCCGTCTCTACTGCTGCTAGTGTTCAGTTCAGTGGTATCACATCAGTTGGATTTACAGATCTAATTATTGATGAGGATGATATTAACCAAAACCAGTTACCAAGAGGCGGCGTTATCGTTTCTCTTGCATCTACTACTGGTAGAGGATATGCACCGTTCAATGGTGCCTCTGTCAAGGTTAATGTAAACACTGCTGGAACAATTACAGGAATTATCGGTGTATCTACTACAGGTACATTCGTTAACATTGAAGATGCTGCTTATGACAATAAGACTGGCATCATGACAGTCTCTACCCTTGACAATCATACTCTTGTTCTTGAAGATCAAGTTAAATTGGTTGGTCTTGAATTTACCTGTCCTAAGATTCCTGTCGGAACTCCTGATGGATTTACTTATGATCCTTCTACAGGTATTTCTACTATCTCATTCGCAAGTGCTCATGGATTGGTAAATGGTGATGCAATCTCAATTGAAGCGAACAGCATTACATTTACATGTACACAGGGTCCTGGCAACCATACCTATCCTCGTGTAACTGATCCTGCATTCAATCAGTACCTCACAATTTCGGGTGTAACTGCAAATTCATTCAAAGTCAATGTCGGAACTGGTGGCACAGGTACATCTCCACACACTTTTGTCAGTGCTGATACTGATGCTATCAAGACTCTGAACTATCAGGGTATTACTACTACAACATTCCCAGATCACGATGATCCGTTTGCTGTTGTTGGTATTACATCTGCAAGAACATTTAAGGTTCAAGTCGGTGCATCTACTATTCCTCACACTTATGTAAGTGGTGGTACTGCTGCACAATTCTTCCCATTGACATTTGGTGCTGGTTACAATACCAACATTGGAACAATCGGTATTGCTATTACTGATGTTGCGTTTGAACACAGATTTGCATCTGCTGGCATCAACTCTATCTTCGATAACACGGGAACAAAGCATACTGCTACCAATGCTAGGTATACATCACGCACAGGTAAATTGGTTGTCACTGTTCCTGCACATGGTTTGACGACTAGCAATACTGTTGGTATTGATACAGGATCTCTTGGATTTACTTGTGATAAGGATAACTTCTTAGGAGTCCATCTTTATCCTAGAGCAACTGATCCTGTTGCTGGCATCTTTACTGCAATCACTGCTACAACTGTAAATACTTTTACAGTATTTGTTGGACCTGGCGGTGGTGCTGGTACTGGAGCAGATGTATCTGCTGTAGTTGGTGCTGGTGGTAGTCTCGTATTTACTGTTAACGATGGTGGTGTTGGTTATGTAAATGCACATGCACTGCCACCTGAACCCAATGGCGAAAATCTGCCAGTTGTGGGTGTATCCAGAATCGGTCTGGGTAATACAACGGTAACAGGTGTTGGTTGTTCCGTCACAGTACAAATCTCAGGTATCAGCACTGCAACTGGAATTGGATCCACTTACTTTGCAGTTACTGAATTTGAACTCTCTAAGAAGGGTTATGGATTCAAGCGTGGTGACAAGTTTACCGTTACTGGTCTTGCAACAGATCCTCAAGCAGGAGACAACTTCTTGCCGTTTGAACTTGAGGTTGTTGATGTATTTACTGATCAAGTAGCATCTTGGCAGTTTGGTAACATCGACTATCTTGACAACATTCAGAGATTCCAAAACGGTGACCAGAAAAGATTCATCCTTGAATATCAGAGACAGATCGTCTCTTTTGAGATTGATAGAAATGACCAAGACTCTAAAGAAATTGACCTCGCGTCTGTTCTCTTGATCTTTATCAATGGTGTTATCCAAGAACCTGGAATTCATTATTCATTCGATGGTGGTTCCGTTATTGAATTTACAACTGCTCCCACTGTTCAAGACAATGTTGTTATCTTCTTCTACAGAGGATCTATTGGTCAAGATAGTTTCCTATTCGATGTTAACGAAGTTGTTAAGGTTGGTGATAATCTTAGACTGAGAAAGAGCACTCAAATCGAACTTAATCAAGTTGATAAGAGCACTCCAAACTTTGCACAGAGTGCAGAAAGAATTGTTAAGAGGATTGATAGTGCCGCTACTGTAGAAACTGCGTTCTATCAGGGTGTAGGTATCAGCAATGATAACTACAAACCGATGGATTGGATCAAGCAGAAGAAGGACATTCTGATTGATGGTTCTATTGTATCTAAGGCAAGAGATTCTATTGAGGCACAAATCAATCCAGTTGCAAATGTAATTGGCGTCGTTAGCACCACTGATGCTTTTGTATATGTTGATTCCACAGCATTATTCAAAGACACTGATGGTCTATTGAACGAGTCATTCTCTCTTGCATATGTTGCAGAAGTTGGATTCGGAACAACTGCAGTTTCTGGTATCAACTTTGAGAACATGACTGGTATCGAACCTCTAGTTGCCAATGTTCAAGGATTCATTGGAGTTGTTACAGGAATTAGCACCTGTCCTGGAATCGGTACTGATCTTGGTATCAAGATCCAGTTCAATGTTGAGAGTTTTGTAAATGCTGGTAATGATCCTACTGGATTACAGACGGGTCAACCATTCAAACTTTATGGATCTGGTATCAATACTGCTGGTGTTGCAGTAACTAGTATTGACTCTCATGACACTGACATCGTTGGAATCAGTACCTTCAATGGTGACAACATCTATTACACCCATGCAGTTTCGTTCGTACCTGCAAGTGGTAGTCGTCTTGGTGTACTGACTGCAAACATTGCCTCTTACACCGATGTAAGTGATTTTGTAGGTGTTGGTTCTACCGCTGGTCCATATTGCCACTTCACCTGGGGCAAGTTCAACGGCATTACCAGAGATGGTGGTCTTCCTGTTTTCGCAAACCTCAAGGGTCTCACTTTTGACCCAGATCTAAGCAACTATCCTATTGTTCAAAGGCGTGGTTGTGGTTTGAGAGGAACGGGCGGGTTGCCGAAGTTGTTATAAATACAAAAAAGTTAGACCCTCCGCCCGTTCATAATAATGGCAGCCATTATCACCGACCAATTTAGGGTTATTAATGCAAATAATTTTGTAGACTCTGTAATTGACGGTACTAATTCATACTTTACTTTTTTAAGTCTTGCCAACCCGACTATCACGGGTTATGGAAGAACTAGTACCTGGAATAGCACGACGGTTCAACCTCCATCTCCGATTGATAATATCACCTATATCAATCATGTGTATGATACGATGCTTTTCGGGCGGAAGGTATTGCCTGGTGATGTTAGAAGATTGATTCGTAAGACTCAGTGGACTAAAGGTACATCGTATGACATGTACCGTCATGATTATGACACTAATACCAGATCTCTAGTATCAAACTCTAGCAGACTGTATTCGTCAAACTATTATGTTATCAATAAAGACTTCCGAGTCTATATTTGTATCAATAATGGTTCTGCAGGTATTACATCGTCAGCAAACGCATCACTAGATGAACCTACATTTACTGACCTGGAACCTTCCGCTGCTGGAACAAGTGGCGACGGTTATCTGTGGAAATACCTCTTTACTGTCCCTCCTGCTGACATTGTTAAATTCGACTCAACGGAGTATGTAGCGGTTCCTAATGAATGGACGACTTCTACTGAAAACGAAGTAAAAGTTGTTAGAGATAACGGTGATTCTACGGTAAACAATAACCAGATTAAAGTTGTTTCAATTGACGAGCAGGGTGAAGGATATTCCTTCCTATCCACTCCTATAGAACTTGATATTCTAGGAGATGGTACTGGAGGTAAAGTAAGGGTACAAACCAATACAAACGGACAAATTATTTCTGCAACTGTAACTGCTGGCGGTCAGGGTTACAGTTTTGGTCGAGTTGATCTTTCTTCTATCAACTCCGCTGCTACTAAGTTTGCCAAACTGACCCCAATCATTCCTCCTTCTAGAGGACATGGTTTTGACTTGTACAAGGAACTAGGAACTGATAAAGTTCTAATTTATTCTAGGTTTGATAGTTCCTCATATGATTTTATTTCAGACACTACATTTGCTCAGATCGGTGTGATCAAAAACCCGATTTCTGCAGGTGCTGGATCTACTGCTGTTCTGAACACTTCAGAATTCTCTGCCTCTAAATCAATTAAATTTACAGGAAATACTAGTCAATCTCTTGCTATCGGAAGTCAGATTGAACAAAATATTACTGGTGTAGGAACAGCAAAGGGATATGTCGCTTCCTACGACATTAGTACACAAGTTGTAAAGTATTTCCAAGACAGAAATCTGTATTTGAATCCCAATCTTTATGATGCTACAGATAGTATTGGCGTGGGTGGAGATTCCAAAGTTATTGACTTTGACTCCTCTAGCAATGCTGTAACTGGTCCTAGCGGATTCAGTGTTAACATTGACTCCACATTTTCTGGCATCTCAACTACTACACCTGCTGGTAAAGTCGTTGATTTAGGTGTTCAGTTTACTAACGGACTTGCTGGTGCCGAAATAAATAAAAGGACTGGTGAGATCATATACCTTGACAATAGACCATCTATTACAAGGAATGAGCGTCAAAAAGAAGACATCAAAATCGTTTTAGAATTCTAAGAAGATGCCACAACAGACTAACCTCAATGTAAGTCCGTATTATGATGATTTTGACCCTAGTAAGGGTTATCATCGTGTCCTGTTTAAACCAGGATTCCCCGTACAGGCTAGAGAACTTTCTACCCTACAATCTATTCTGCAAAATCAGGTAGAAACATTTGGTAGTCACATCTTTAAAGAAGGATCCATTGTTATCCCTGGATCCGTCACATTTGATGGGCAGTATTATGCCGTTCAAGTAAATCCAACTCACCTTGGCGTAGATGTTGGAGTATATGCTGCCAATGTTGTTGGCAAAAAGGTAAAAGGTCAATCCTCTGGAGTGACCGCTAAGATTGTTAATTATATCAGCGCATCTCAATCTGATAACGATTATGATACTTTCTTTGTAAAATATATTAATTCTGCTACAACTGGTGACTTTAACTTCTTTGGTGAATCTGAAGTTTTAGTTGCTGAGGAGTCATTTACTTATGGTGGCACAACTATTAATGCTGGCGGCACTTTTGCTTCTACTATTGATCTAGCTGCTTGTAGTATTGGTTCTGCTGCTTCTGTTGATGAGGGTGTCTATTTTATTAGAGGTAATTTTGTAAGAGTAGAAAAGCAAACAATTATCCTCGATCAATATAGTTCACAACCTTCGTTCAGAGTAGGACTTAGAGTTGTAGAGAGCACTGTATCAGCTAAATCTGACAATAGTCTCTATGATAATGCAAAAGGTTTTAGTAATTTTGCTGCTCCTGGTGCTGATCGACTTCAGATCAGTCTTATTCTTGATAAGAAACCTGTAACTGATTTTGATGACACTGACTTCGTAGAGGTCATGCGTGTCAACAACGGAGATGTTCTTTCAATTAAGAGAGAATCAGAATACTCTAGAATTAGAGATTATCTTGCAGGAAGAACTTTTGATGAGTCTGGTGACTATACTGTTAATAAATTCCTTCTAAATGTTACCGAGTGCTTGAACGACAGGCAGGGTAACAACGGTGTATATTTCTCTGATCAAACTACATTTGATGGAAACGAACCAAGTGATGATCTTGCATGCTTAAAAATTAGCGCAGGCAAGGCATACATCCATGGTTACGATGTTTCAACTGATGGTCCTACTACCATCGATTTCTTTAAACCGAGAGAAACTCAAGAAGTAAAAGATAAAGCGTTCCCATTTGAGATGGGCAACAAGTTTATTGTAAACAATGTAGCTGGTATTACCACATTCACCAACAGAATCGATCTGATGGGTGGACCTAATAGTGGTGGTAGTGCTAATGTAGCAGGCACCAGTAGTAAAATTGGTGATGCTAAAGTTTATAATTTTGCAGCAAAAGATAGAGTATACGAGGATGCTTCTACTGAGTTTGATCTATATCTCTATGATGTTCAGACATATACAACTCTTAAATTAAATGATAATGTAAGTGCCACAGAACTTATTGAGTCTGCATATATTGTTGGTGAAGAAAGTGGCGCAAATGCATTTGCTGTAGCAGCAGGTGCTGGTTCTAGCACCATTCAAGTTACTCAGACATCAGGAACATTCCGTCCTGGAGAAAAACTTCTTATCAATGGAACTGATGATCTGTCTAGAACTGTAGAACAAGTAACATCTTTTGGTGTCAATGATGTTTTCTCCTTTGCTCAAAGTGGCAATAGTTTTACTGCTAACAAGAAGTTAACCGATAGGATTCCTCCTAGATTAGGAAATGGTAATGTAAAAATTACAAAGGCTGGTGCAACAGCAACTGTTACCGCACCTAGAATTGATAGTTTCCAGAGATTCAAACCTGGAGATGTTATTAGATTTGTAGAAAGTGGTGATCAATATCAGAATGTCGTATTGTCAATTGCTGCTGACCTACAGTCCATGACTGTTGGTGCAATGACAACAGTTACTAACTTGTTTGAGGGAACTGTTAAGACCTTTGAGGGACCGATTACTATTGGTACTCAGGATACTAGCACTGAGAATGCGTCTTTAATCTCAGTCATTCCTGATCTGAATGTTTCTAATGTAGATTTCACTGGATCTACTCTTCTGCTGTCCGCACAAGTTACTAACGAATCTACTAACGCACTTGGTCAGTTAGTTGTACCCATTGCATCTGTAAATATCGATGACGCATCGTTTGCGGCATATGATGAGGAAAGATATCAAGTTCAATACTCCAACGGAACTATTGCAGTAGTTGAGGACAACCAAGTAACAGTAACAGATACCGCTGTTACCATTACAGGTCTTGATGCCTCTCAGACAGGCATGAAAGTCAATGTCACTGTAATCAAGGCAAACATTAAGAACAAGGTAAAAGAATTTAAGCGTTGCCAACAAGTTGCTGTTACCAGATCCGCAAATAAATCATCAGGCACTGACCCTGCTACTAGTATTGGTGATGGTCTAAATCATAGTGAACTGTATGGTTTGAGAGTTCAGGATAGAGACATTTCATTAAATGTGCCTGATGCTACTGATGTTATTGCAATCTATGAATCTTTAGATAGCAATGCTCCAGTTATGGACAAACTGATTTTCACATCTACTGATGATGTGTTTACCAGTGCTATCATCGGTGAAAATATCTTTGGATCATCTAGCAAAGGTATTGCAAAGGTTGTCTCTATCGATGCTGGCAATAACACAATCAGCGTGGTATATTTGACCAGCGATAGATTTGCTGTTTTAGAAGCTCTGACATTTGAAGAGTCAAGCACCACTGCTGTATTGCAGGCAGCGACTCCTGGTAAGTATAGAGATGTCACTAGCAGTTATCTTCTTGACAAGGGTCAGAGAGATCAATACTATGACTATTCTAGAATCGTTAGAAACAGAGGAGCATACATTCCTCACAGACAACTGCTGATCATCTATAACAGATACGATATTCCTAGTGGAGACACTGGAGATGTATTCACTGTTAACAGTTACGATGAGGAAAGATATACTAAAGATATCCCTCAGATTGGTCCTAGACGCATCGAAGCGCATGATGTACTAGACTTCCGTCCTAGAGTTGATACATTTAATCCTGCATCTGGCACTGTATCACCTTTCTTCTACACAGCAAGAGACTTTACTAATCAACCAGATAGAATCCTGACTCCTAACGAGTCAATGGTCTTTGATTATGATTTCTATCTGCCTAGAATCGACAAACTGATTCTTCTCCCTGACGGCAATTTTGATCTGTTAAAAGGTCAACCATCTAGACAACCAATTCCACCTGTTCATCAAGGAATGGGCATGGAGTTGGGAACTATCCTTCTACCTGCATATCTTAGAGATACTGAAGAGGTACGAGTATATCTGAAGGATAACCGCCGCTACACCATGAGAGATATTGGTGATCTTGCGGATAGGATCGAGAATTTAGAAACCGTCACAAGTTTGAATCTTCTTGAGAAGAGTGCAGAGAGTCTACAAATTAGAGATGCACAAGGTCTTAACAGATTTAAGTCTGGTTTCTTTGTAGATAACTTCAAGACCTTTGAATTCATGCATCCCAGTTCTCCTTGTGAGATTGATAGGGATCTTGGGGAACTGCGTCCCATGAGAGAATTTGATTCATCTTCTCTACAAGTTGCAGCTCAATCAGATCTTCCAGTATCACAGATTGACTACAGCACTGACTTCCCACTCTTAGACTTTAATAATACTCAAAAAACTGGCAATCTTCTCTCACTAAAGTATGAGGAAATTGTATACATCCAACAAGAGTTTGCCACGAAGGTAAACAACATCAACCCATTCCATGTTGTTGCTTATACTGGTGAAATCAAACTGAATCCTTCTATTGATAATTGGATCAATACAAGAGAGACTCAGAATGTTATTCGTAATACAATTGGTATTACTGTATTCAATAACCAAGTTGCTGCTAACTTCTCTGTAACTAGGGGAGGATCTCTTGGTGGTTCCGCTTCCGTATCAACTAGAGAAACTGGTAGAACTGTACAAAGAGATGACATTAGGTCAGAGAATACCTTCATTGCTGAAGAAACTTTTGATCCATTCTGCCGTTCTAGAAATGTTGAATTCAGAGCAGTTGGTCTAAAACCATTCACCAACTTCTTCCCATTCTTTGATAATCAAGCAGGTGTAGACATTATCCCTAAACTGCTGGAAGTTACAGCAGTAACTGGTTCTTTCCAAGCAGGAGAGACTGTAAGAGGATCTATCGTTACTACAGGTGGTGGAACATCGTTTGAATTTAGACTTTGCACACCAGACCATAAGGCAGGTCCATTTAACGCACCTACAACAACATTTACGGTCAATCCATACGACCCAACATCAACTCTGCCTAACGGATATTCTCAGGCATCCACTGTCTTGAATATTGACACGGTTGCTCTTGCTGCTCAAGCACAAGGTGCTTTCTTCGGATTTGCACCTGTAGGTATGGTGATGAGAGGTCTTACAAGTGGCGCTCAAGCGACTGTATCGGGCGTAAGACTTGTATCTGATGACTTTGGTGATCTTATCGGTTCCGTCTTCCTCAGAGATCCTAATCAGACTCCTACACCTCAGGTGAGAGTTAGGTCTGGTAATAGAGACTTTAGACTGACCTCTAGTGAGACAAACGACAACCCGACACCAGGAAGCACTTTAATTTCTCATGCTACTGGTAGATACACTGCTACTGGTACTACAAGAGTTGTTCAAACTGATATTAGAATTACAACTCTGGAAACTACGACTATTACCAATCTATCAACGATTGATATTAGAGCGACTATTCCACCACCGCCTCCACCGCCGCCGCCAGTTGTTATTAACAACACCAGGGTTATCAATAGAACTAGAACGATTATTAGAAATCGTACTAGGGTTATTAACAGAACTCGTATTGTTCGTGTTAGAAGGAGAGACCCTCTTGCACAAACAGTTGTAACTGGACCCGAGGGTGCATGGATTACTTCGCTGGATATTTTCTTCTCTGCTAAGAATGCTGGCACTACTCCAATGAGAGTAGAGGTTAGATCTGTAGAACTTGGTTTGCCAACCCTGTTCATTGTAGATAGAGCTGCTCAAGCAACAGTCCGTCCTTCAGACATTACGACATCCGTCGATGGATCTGTAGCGACCAATGTAAGATTTGAGACTCCGTTCTATCTGGATCCAGATACATCTTATGCAATCGTTCTTCTTTCCGATAGTGACGAGTATGAGGTATTCTGTGGTCAGATGGGTCAGAAGGCACTGAATCAGCAAACACTTCCATCTGCTCAGGGTAAGATTTACTCACAGCAGTTCGCGATGGGTTCTCTGTTCAAATCACAGAACGGTTCAACCTGGACACCATCACAGTTTGAAGACCTTACATTCAAACTTTATAGAGCGAAGTATACAACAAGTCAAGGTCTGTTGACATTCTTCAACCCACCAGTAGAACCCAATAACGGTTTACTTCCTCCCCTTCCATTCGATCC